TTGGCTTCTTGTTCAGAATGAGGATCATCAATAATGAATAGATCAGCGCCCCGACCAGCCAAGGCACCACCAACGCCAATAGCAAAATACTCACCGTTAAAATTTGTACCCCAACGAGAAGCACTTTTACTGTCTGCTTGAAGCTCGACATTAGGAAAGATGTCACGGTAGCTCTCCGACCCCACGAGGTTTCTGACGCGCCGACCAAAGTTCACTGCCAAATCAGCAGTGTGTGAGGCCATAATGACCTTTTTATGCGGAAATTTGCCTAAAAACCACGCCGGAGCGAGGTAACTGATCATCTCTGACTTGCCGTGACGGGGTGCGATGTTGACAATGACCCGTTTCTTCTTGCCTTCGGCAATTTCCTCGAAGATTTTGCCTAATTTCCGGTGGTGTGGGCCTACTTTATAGCCCGGATACACGTGTTGGATAAAATCGAGGAAGTAATCTTTTCCTTTTGCCTGCGTTAGTTGGCTTTGATACTGTTTTAGAAGCTCAGCGACACGCCGTTTTTCTTTTTCCGGCATGGTGGGCAAAGATGCCCTTAATTTTTGCAGATTTTGTGCAGAAAATTGCTGCATTTTAGCGGTTTAACAAGGATTTAATCCCGTCAGACTCCGGTCCCCACAGTCCAATCGGGCATTTTTGGTTGGCAAGACGGGTTTTACCCTGAATGACACAGCCGCATTTCTTGCAAATACCAAATTTGCTGTGCTCGCAGGAGCCGCAATAAGCGAGGCGGTCCTCTACTGTGCTTGATCTAGCCAGCTTCACGAGTTGCATCCTCAGTTAAAACTTTATATTCGATACCTTCAAGCACTGAAAGAAGCTCTTTTTCCACTTCTTCGATGGGCTTGATCTGGTGCGTGACCTCGCTGCGCTTCTTGAAGGCATCCACACCGTCCACTTCGCCCAACTTTGACAGGGCTTGGATGCGGGTTTTGCTGCTGTCGGCGTGTTCTACCTCGTAGACCAGCTTGTTCACGACATAAAGTTTTAACTCAGCCAAGTCGTCAACTAATTGACAGTTGCTTTGCGCCACGAGGCCCGCGAGGTAAGCCATCGTTTCATTCGGGTACTTGCTGTAGTCAATACGGGTCTTGGGATTAGCTAGATGCTGGGTAGCAATATCTTTAGCTACGCTGATGTCGTTCTCGTCTGGGCACAATGGCGTGCCGGTTAAATCGGATATGAGCTTAATTGTCCTTGCCCGCATCTCAATTTCGGCCTCGGGAGTGAGGTCCGGCAGGGCATCGGCTGCGTTCGCTGGCAGCGGAATATTTTCGTCTATCTCAGGGATAAGAATGTCTTGCATGGTTTAGGCGGGGGGCTAAATCCCGAATCAATACTATATAGCAGAAAATAAAACGCATGGTACCAAAAGACAAGCCGGGGGGTGTTTTATATAGCGGGGGTGGGGTTGGCCTAGCTGGATTTTGGAAAATGCGCGGTGATTTGTGTGAGTTCAAGTGTATATGGGTATCTACGGAGTCCCAACGCTGGCGCGGGGGGTCGGGGGCCGGTGGGGTCGGGCGGTGCCGGATCGGGCGGGTGCTGCCTGTCCCGTGCCACTAACTAGTGGCATGGCATGGTAAAAAAAGTTACGGAACACGCGGAACTATCGGCGCAGTCGATAGGTCTTATTCTTGAACCCCACATTTCGTGGGCATTGCATAGGTAGCATCATCATGAACATCGAACTCGGTCGCACCATTGTCCAGAACGAAGAGATTCGCGCGGCGGTTGCCAAGTCTCTTCAGTCTCTCTCGACCGCCACGGTCGGAGCCGATACCATCCGCGCCGAACTCCGCACCACCATTCGCAGCCTGTTTCCGGCTGAACCTACTCGCGCCGCTATTGACGCGGTAACCGCGTCGCCCCTGTGGACCGGGATCATGGATGACGCGCAGCGCATCCTCGGTGAGACCTACTTCGCCGCGCCGCGCTATCTTGACGGCAAACTGGTAGACCGTGCGGCGGCACGCGCCGCATACGAAGCGACCGGCAAGGCGGTCGCTGCCCTGTCCGATGATGCCAAGCGGCTGCGCCGCGCCGCGAAGAAGTACCGCGATAACTCGGTCAAGCAAACCGTTACCGCGTGTATTCCGGCTGCGGTCGATGAAGTGGCAGAGACGGAAACCGCCGGAGTCGGCGCGGGTGCAGGTGAGGCGGAGGCGGCGACGGTCGAAGTCGATCCGTCCGCGATTCTCGCAGCGGTCGATGCATGGCTGGCAACCAAGCCGGGCAAGGCGCTGACGGATAACTTCTTCCGCGAGATCGCCAAGCGGCAACCCAAGTAAGGCGGCGCGGCTAGGTCGATCCTGCCACCCTGCACGGCGCGAGCCGTGCGGGGTTTTCGCGTTTTCGGGCTCGGCTCGGCTCGATGCCACTAGGTAGTGGCGCGGCGAGGCATCGACCCTCCGGGTCGAGCGAGGCCAGTTCCGATCCGTGTGAGGCCAGTTCTTGCGATGCCAGTTCTACGGAGTGAGACCAGTTCTGCCAGAGGCATCTGCTCTACGCGGCGGGAATCCGCGAAAGGTCGGTTTTTCTTGCTCCGGCCTTGCTACGCAAGGCTACACGTAGAATTTTGGCCTGTCAAACTTTTTTTGAAAAATTTTGTTCCAGAGGCCTTGTGACGTTTGTTCCAAAATAAAAGTTCCCTTGGAACAAGATTTTGCCTTACAAATCAAGAAGTTACGTCGTTTTGTTCCAATGTTCCAATGTTCCAAGATATAGGCAAGGGGTTGGCAGGGTCGCGGAGCCACTCGACTTCATTAATTTCATCATAAATCTACGCCCCACAAAATTTTCCGCAACCCCCCGCCCCCCTTTATTCTCTAAATCGTGGAACATTGGAACAAATGTGTTGTTTTTTTGGTCTCTATATATATTATTATTATTAAATCTTCTTCTTCTTCTCTTCAAAATCAATCACTTACACACACCCCTGCCCACCCCAAAAACGACTTTTTGAAGCATTGTACAAATTCAAAATCTTGGAACGCGCGGAACATTGGAACAAACTTTGTTGCAGTCTAGAACTTTTTTTACGCAGGATTCCTACGCCGTTACTTTTTTATTTAATCGCGGGCTTAAACCATGTCACCACCACCAAAAACATTTTATGCCACTAGACTAGTGGCAAATTCAGAATCACACCCGAGCCGTGCCACTAACTAGTGGCATGACCACCAGAAAAAACTTTTTAAATCACGGGAACTATCCCCGTTTTGGCCTGTCTAATTCTTGTACGGACAATATCGCCCAGAGGAAACGTAGCGCGACCGGCCCATGCCACTAACTAGTGGCATGGCTACAAAAGCCGGGAACTCTGCCTCACCCAAGCGGTCTTATCTATACAGCGATGCTGCAAGCCGAAAGCCGGTAGCAGACGAAGGCGGACTGGAAGAGGTCTGACGCGCCGATGGCAAGGCACGGTGCCCCCATATCAAGGGCGGCGGTAACGCGCAATCTTTGCGCGTAGGGTTGTACGGCGACAAGCCGTGCGTAGATGGTGATCGTAAAAGAGGACTTACGGGAACAGCGGAGCCGATGCCACTAACTAGTGGCATCTCGGGAGAATCGTCCCGCCGCGCCAAGTCTGATCATCTTCTACGTGCTGGACCGTGCAATCCACAGCCGGTACGGGTGGGCAACATACACCCGGCAGCGTTAAGGACATGAGCGGCCAGATCAAATCTGCCGCGTCCGAGTATCTGCCTATAAATGCAGCGAAGCCGCAACCAACAGCGAGTGAGCAGCCTAGCGGCGATGCCGCAGCGTAGGGTTTTAGGATTTTGATCCTGCCTTGCACTGCGCCGTCGCCGCGTGGGTGTTTATTCATGCCACTAATTAGTGGCAAACCAGAGGAGAGTGTCGTGTACGAGAACTTAACCGAAGACCAGATCGAGGACTTGATGGGCGCGGTCGAGAACATGATCGCGTGGACGAAGCCCCTTGCCGATGCCAACCCCGATTTTCGCACGATCCGCAACGCGGCCTGTGCCGCGCTGACTGCCGCGATCAAGACTGTCGATGCGGAGGGCTAGACCATGATCCGCAAAGACTACAAGTGGCCGAGCACGGGCCGACGCCGCCGCGAGGCGAGGGTAAAGAAGTTCTCCGAGGTGCTGCTATTCGCAGCCTGCCTGAACCTTGTCGGATTCTCTCTCGCCGCTCTCGTGCCCGAGGGCATGTGGGTTTTCCTGTTTGCCTTTGCCGTGGGCGTGGCGGGTGTGACCGCCATGATCGTGAAGTTTTTTAAGGAGTGAATTATGTGGTGCATCAAGTGTCGAACAGAGTGGGTGGCCGATGGCCGGATCGAGGCGGGATTCATTACCTGCCTAGAGTGTGGCGAGGCCGATGCGAAGCGCGTCAAGCACACGGTGGTGCCGATGCACAAGAGCAATTATGTGGTGGTGACAGACAAGAGTCTGTTGCTGTGTCTCAACAAGGTAGCGCGAGGGTAAAGCGATGAAAAAGATATTGACGCGAGTGGGGAAGATGGACGTATCGACCGTCAAAATTCCCGGTTGGCTTGGGTCGGGTGGGTACGAGACCTGCCTGTTTTATGGCAATAAGTCTGAAGTGGTGGAGCACTACGACACAGAGGTTGCTGCCTTGCACGGGCATATTTCATGGGTGAATAAAGTTTTAGAGGAGCCGGTGTGATGACAAAAAAAGATTACGAGTTGTTGGCGAAGGCGATCTACGGGTCGCTGATTCAGTCGGGCAAGTTGGAGGCGCAGGACCACTACATCGAGCAGTTCAAGATAACGACATGGCGAGTTGCCGATGCATTGGAGCGTGACAACCCCCGGTTTGACCGAGACCGATTCATTTCGGCGTGTGGCGTGCCACTAATTAGTGGCGTGGAGGTGTGAGATGGCTTTTATGCAGCAAATCCACAAAGCGATAGATTTGCGCGATGCGCGGATCAGAGAGTTGGAGGAGCGAGTCGAGTTGTTGAAGAAGGCACTAAAGTTTATTGCAGAGTCGGAGGAGTATGACGGCGTTTCATTTGTCTGTGATTTCCAGACTTTGCAGAACGTGGCGTGGAAGGCGTTAGAACAAACGGAGGTGTGAGATGAGCATGATCATTTGCGACATCGACGGGACGATTGCTGACTGTGAGCACAGAAAGCACTACATCACAACCAAGCCCAAGGATCACGATGCGTTCTACGCAGGGGTGAGGGATGACAAGCCCATTCGGAAGATCATTGGTGTTCTGTTATCTCTGACCGAGCGTGACCAGTACACGGTGACGTTCGTGACGGGTAGGCCAGAGCGTACCCGCAAGGATACCGAGTGGTGGTTGAGCGAGTACCTGCACATGTATCCGCATGACTACCAAATGTTTATGCGAAAGGACAAAGACTACCGGCAGGATTACATGGTCAAACAGGACATTCTGGACAAGTACATCGACAAGTCGAAGGTGTGGATTGTGTTGGATGACCGTGACCAAGTGGTGCAGATGTGGCGGCGCAACGGGCTGACCTGTCTGCAAGTGGCAGATGGTAATTTTTAAGGAGGTGTGAGATGAGCGTTAAGTTTTACGTGGGGACAATGAGTTCGGACTACGCAACGATCCACAGCGAGACGGTGGAGGTGCATTTTCTGACGAGGCTCGACCGTGTGTTGACGGCATACAGTCCCGAAGGAGCGGCCGCGTTGGATAAGTCTTTGAGGGATAACGGTTATGAGTT